TTATGTCATTAGGAACTACTTTATACCCTGCTTCAATATAAAACATGTAATCTACACCCTCTGGAAAGCTTACACCACCACTAAATGTTTGTATGTTTGCACTATCTTCTGTATCAAAAAATCCAAATGAGTCAGATGCGGCAAATGCCATTTTTGCAGGTTTGCGTTCATATCTATTCCAGGTAGTAATTCCTGCAACTGGATCTTTTACAATTCCAGTCTTGTCCTTTGTAATGCTGTAGTCGTCATCTGACAATGCTGGACCATCCTCATCATCGACGTCCCAAACTTTCTCAGCGTTCTCAAATACCTTAAGAACCTTATAGGCTCTTTTCCATAGTGGAAAATAATCTGTGCCCTGACCAACCGCCTGAATCCATTCAGTCTTAAAATAAAATCCTCCTGGCACATAGGAGTCAATTATTTGTCTTGCTAGTTTTTCGTTTGCTGTATACTCTGAAATTTCTGTGGCCGTAGTTGCCAAATCATTGGCGTCTACATATGGACGAACGATCTCAAGGTTATCCTCAACTAAAACATCTCCACGCTCACTGCCAACCTTCTCATATATTTCTAAAGAATAGTGACTATCGTATTTAGAGAAAGAGTCTGGAAGGGTAAATGAAATGACGCTACTTGCATTAGATGTAACTGCAGAGTCAACGATTTCTTCGTATCTATCATTTGTAGAAATGACCAAATAATGAGACGTGCTAGCCGCTGTTACTGTATAGGAAATTGAGAGCGGGTATGGGGGAACACGTAGAATCTCCATTATTGTACGCCGTAGTATCTTGCCATCTCTTCAGGAGTTGCTTGTCTAACTCCCTTGCGAGAAAGCCACCAATCGGCTGCCTCCTTAGTAACTATATTATAACCAACTTTGAGCGAACCCTTTTCCTTATTTAAAGAATACTTATTATGATCTGAGTATAGGGCAATCTTTTTTAATGTCTTTTCGGGTTCTGGTATTAAAACAATGGTTTTACCCTGTAGAATATTTAACATGTCCATTTTGGTTTTTGCTTCTTTAAGGTCAATGTTATTTTTTTTAGCATAAGACTTTATCTCAAATACCGTTTTTGTTTTTAACTCTTCTAAACTTAACATTATTCCTCCACTGTCATTATACCAGAAATGCTAAAAGAGAGCGGTTTCTAGGCCGCTCTCTTCTAGTTTTTATTGGTTAGATTTTAGGAATCTGCGCTGTCTGCGTCGACATATGCGACTGCATCCAACTCTTCCCATGCAAGACCAAAGCGAACGAAGACTGTATATTCTACAGTATCCTTCTTTGGCTTGTATTCACGATTTACTGTGATATCGCGTTGGAAGCCCCAAATACGGTTTTCTGGGAATGTCAAATCGACATACCCTTCTGGGTAATAAGGAACCTCAAGCACATCTACACCTAGTACACGAGTTGTACGTGATGCACCAAGTGTTTGCGCTCCACCATCAAGAAATTCTTGACGGTTTGCTTGTGTGCTACCAATTCTGTCAGCAAATGCTGCAGAAATAGCGTCTGCAAGAGTACCGTTATTTCTAACAATACCAGCAAAAGCATCTGTACCTGCGTAGAACTTTAGGTTCGACTTTAGTGAACGATACTTGCGTGGCATTGCCAATAACAGATTCTGCATAACAGTGGTTGTGAAGTTATTGTCTGATACTGTTGCTGATAGCTCGTGAGCAGCATTTCCTACTGTTCCACGAGTTTGCTTTACGAATCCAGACAAGATTGCAAGGAAGGTACCTGTAGCACCGTCGCCGTTAATAGCCAAGTCTTCGATATCATTACCGAAAGCATTGGTCATCAAACGAACGAGACGATCTTCAAGAGCTGCCCCTTCAATATTGTCTTCTAGTGACTCTGTAGAGACTTCCCAATCAAGACGAATCTTTTTGGTTGTAAGTTCTACTTTGGTAAATGTTGCACCAATATTTGTGTATGCGTCATCTGCTTGTGCAGCAGCACGAATTACACGCTCACCAACGTTGACCTTTTCGATCTCCATGGTATTGGCTCTCATTGTAACTCTACGACCATCTTTGGCGAGAACTGTTGCATCCCACACGTAGTCGATAAAGCGGCGAGCCTGCTCTGGATTAAGAATACCTCCGTTACTTCCTGTTGGGTTTACTGCGTTTGCTCCAGTTGTTACACCGAATGCACCGCCAGAAACGTTACCAAGAGAAGTTGCAGGAGATACGTTGCTGTCTGGATCAGTTGCTGTTGCGCTACCAATACCACCAGAAACAAATGCACCCGCTTCGGCTGCCTTAATCAGTTTTTCTTGTATTTCTTGTTCCGACATATATTCACCTCCATTTAGTGTTTAGTTAAATAGGTCGGCTGTTTTGAGGAAACGTCCGCCCCATAGGGATTTTTGAGCCTTCATTTCTGAAAACTCCTGTACGATCTCGCCTAGATCGCCAGACTTGCGGAATGCTGTGTCTGCTTCTACTGCATCAACACGCTTTCCAAATTCATCAAAAGAACCCTTGACCTGATCTACATCAGTTGATACAGTTTTTACTTTACCTGTAACATCTTCAAGGGACTTTGTAATTGCAGAAACAGTTTCTTGTAGAGATTTAACTGTTCCAGCAAGATCGCTCAAGGCATTAGTTAGAGAGTCTTTAATGTCAGTTACATTCTTGGCGATGTCTGCAACTGCATCTGTTTTATTCTCTACAACTTCTTCTGTGGAAGGAGCAACTTCATCAGTCTTAGCAATTGCTGTTTCGGCAGCAGCCTCTTCGGCAACTGCTTCTGCTTCTGCTACTACTTCTGCTGTAGCCTCTGGAGCAACCTCAACATTTTCAACAATCGCTGCTGCTTCGGCTGGTGCCTCTGCTGCAACCTGTGTTTCTTCTGTCATAGGATTATCCTCCTTTGTAATCTTAATTGTCCTAATGCCTTTTGCACTATCAACTAAGAACTTTAGCATTTCAATATTGTCATCTCCTCTTTCAACAAATCCAATGTTCTGCATTGAACTGTCGCAAGTAGGGCAAGATTCCTTATCTTCTGGAGATAGGCGAACAATGTCATCTTGCTTACACCAGTACACTGTGTCGACAACTGCTTTTGCAAGATACCCGCTTAGTTCTCCCTTTTCAATTGAGAGAACGTTAGCGAACTCATTTGCTGGGTTGTCAACAAGTGATAGTTCAGTTAAATTATACTCCTTAATTATACGCACCTGACGTTTCATCTCTTCGTCAAATTCATCATCGGATTTTGTGATATTTCCTCCGATTGAAAAACCAGTTAGCGTACCATCAAGAACTTTTTCCCAAGTGTTTTGTGCACCCTTAGAAACATATGCGGAGACATAAACTCCACCATAAAATTTCTTTGTTTGCGGATCAAAGTAACGATCTTCTTTGAAAGACACGACCTTACCAACAGCACTTGGCTGATGCATTTCACGAATATTGCCTCTAAATTTCTTAAAGGCATTCATGCTGGCCTCTGTTGTTACTATATCATTTTGCTTATCTACGTTATCTAGAGTTGCAAAACCAGAAACAATACGGCGCTCTTGATCAATTTTGCCAATAGGCATAGAGAAGCGAACATTGTCGCCCTCTGTTGTCCATTGAGCTTTATTTATAATCATTGCCATCTTATTATATCATCTGTTTATATCAATATTTGAAATTTACTGCGAAGAACGGCCCTCTCCTTGAGGGTTACGGCCATTTATGGTAGATGGAGAATCTGAGTTATTATTGGTTCTTTCTCTATTTCTTTCTCTGTTCCCCGCCAAATTTGCCCTAGCATCAGTAGCCTGTCTTGGACTCATGATAAAGGGTGAGTCGCCATCAGATCTTTGTGGCAAATCTAACTTTTCACGAGCCTCATTTGGCGTCATGACCTGTGTTTTTACATATCTTTCTAAAATCTGAGACTGTGCAATCTCATCTGTGAGAGTTAGCTCATTGAACTTTAGCTCCAGAACGTCTGTCTTTTCTTTAACAATCTTATTAACCATTTTTTCTAGATATCTTTGGGCTGGTCTAGAGACCTGCTCCTTAAATGTACGATCTTGAGAAATAGCGGCAGCAATCGCAGCAGAATCTGAACCACCAAGTTTAGAGATTGGAACCTGATGAGCAATTAAAATATCATCTCTGTTTTGTTTGCGATACTCTCTAAAAGAACCTTCTTGAACCCCATTCTCAATAGGCTCCATCTTAAATTCAACCTTATTGTTTTCTGTATCTCCTGGAAGCGGAATGTACAGAGTTCTATGAGACTGAGACTTCAGTCCAGTCTGCAAAAATCTAAACATCTTGTCTTCTGCATCGGCAGACAGCTTTGCACCCTTGACTGTGATGACATATCTTGGTACTGCTTTATTCTCAAAGTAATCAATATTATATTGAGAAGAGAGCTGGTCTCCAATTAAAGAAGGCAAGGCCGCAAGAATATCTGGAATACCGTAGAAGGTGTTTAGCGGAGAGTATTGCTTTAGATGAATAATCTCGTTTGGTCTTGTATCTGTGCCCATTGGATTAGGATTCTTGGCATTGAAGTTTCTAAAATAAACCATCTTGTTTCCAATGATTTGGACAAAGCCATCACGAAGACGACGCACACGCACAGTGGTTGCTGGTATATGACCAACATATCCAATTTCTCCATTAACCTTACGACCTACCTCAATAAAGCCATTTCCAACAGACTGAAGATCTGTGTATACCTTTTCCATGGTTGTGGTAAAAGAGTCATCATCGTTTAAGGATTCTATCCAATCACGAAGCATAATCTTTGCTCTTTCAATTCTATTTCTTGCCCTGTCGACCATACCCTGGTCTTCATTCATCTCAAAACTGAGCATTGTTCTGTCTGTAATATCAAACCTATATCCAAGACCAACAACATTTTCTACCTTGGCATCAATAGCAGCGTGATTAGCGAAGTTTGTATCATAAAAATTTGCCAGCTCATACATGTTGTATGGTGGAGTAATTACATCAAATAGTCCATAGCCATTACGATATACCGTCCCAGGATTTATTTGTTTTGATTGTGCGTCATCTCCAGATGGGTTTGCACTAGCAGAATCTAGATACCCTGGATTATCTGTTACTGCCTTTACTATAGTTCTTGTAGTTCTGCGACGAAAGTTATTATCCAACCCGCTCAGACCTTTTAATTCTTCCCAAGATCTAGCAAAAGGATCGTGCCCAGCAAAAGCGCTTGCCTCTTTGTATTCTGTATTTAAACTTGCTTGAATATATTCAAACTCATCATTCATTTTCGTATGCTTCTCTTCCGTGTGTTTTCAAAGTTTTTTGAGCGTCATGTATTGCCCCAAGATCATTAACGTTAGGGATAAGCCCTTGATTCATTCTGTCTTTCATTTCTGAATACTGCTCTTCTGATACTCGATTTAGGCCAGGCACAAAAACGCACTGCCCTTCTCCATCGTCTCCATAGTAAATAGCAGCCTTCTTCAGTTCTGCTATCTTGCCAATGTCATTTCTCATTGCCGGAATGTTCAAAACGCTACCATTCCCATCACTAAACCACTTTCCATTAGACTTCTTGTAAACATAAAGACCCCAGTCATAACTCTTGTCAATAACTTTGCGTCTAACATTTTTTACAATAGGCTTGCCAGTTTTAGGGTCAATTAAAGAGTCCATAGCCACAAGTATACCAGATTAGGCTGGTGTTCCAACAATTGTGGTCCACACGGTGTCATTATATATTCTAAGCTTGTCTGCATCTACCGTCAAGCCTTCGTCATCGTCAATAATAATTTTATTTGTACCAATATATGTGTTATAAACACTTACTGGGTTGACGCCATACAGATCAGATGAGCCGATAACCAATACGCCTTCCCACGTTGCATTATTCTCCCAATATTGCCATGGGAAATTTGTTACTCCATCAGTTATCACCTGTTGCCATGGGCGAGTAAGGGTCTTTTGAATTTCTGATAGGTTGGTAGCCTGATAGTAAGCAATATTATTAAATACAAAAGGACCATTTAGATTTATAGAGCCAAGGAAGTTGTCATAAATCAAAGAAGTAGAAAATCCTAGACCAAGAACTCCCCATTCATTTCTTGTAACTACTGGTTCTCTTACTAGCTTTCCGTTCCAATAATATGTTATTCCACTAAATTCTTCGCCCGTGCTTGCCTTTATGGCATAAATTCTTGCACGATCTCCAGTCTCGCTATCTGCCTCAAAATAAAATTTTATTGTATCGGCTTTGTACTTAATATCAAATAGTTCTACTGAGCTTCCTGGAAACTGTCTCTCATCATATCTCATCCACATTTGAACAGCACTTATACGATAATCACCAGCACGAGCAACGTTAATCGGCATGGACAAGCCTCTGTTTACAGAAGGATCGTAATCCCCTCTTACCTGTATGCCAGATGTTCTTGTCATGTACAGATATGGAGTGCTGCCCTTGTATATGCTGTAAGGATTTTTTGCTTTGTAATCGAAGTATATTCCAGACCTCTTGAATGGAAACAGGTCAATACCAAACCTAGTTCCAATAGGATTGAAAGAGTTATCGTTAAATGCCTGTGATGCTAACTCTAGTCTTTTTAGTTTTATTGGTTTTGTTAATATCCCTCGAATTTTAAAATCTAAATGATAAACAATTGCAAGCTCATTAAAATCTATGTTCTCTTGAGGATAAATTAATGTGTTATCGACAACCTCAAACTTTGTTGTTGGCCAATTTGGAAAGTCGTTAATATCAATTATGGATCCTTCTCTGGCGGTTCTTATGGTTGTAAAATCTGATCTTGGAGCGTTGGCACCATCTTCGACATACTGAAAAGTAATAAAGCTTCTAACAGATGCATCTTCTGTATCATATTCGTAATATTTTTCCGTCTGCCCTGCCATTTGAGAATAGCTTTCCCAGCCAGTAAATAAATAATTATCTAATTGAGCATAGGTTTTTTGTGCAGGATATTCATACTCATCTTTTAACCCCTGATATGTCCATGCACTTGTTGTTGCATCTTCTATCAGTTCAGAAGGTTTTGGATATCCTATATTAAATTGTAAGAAATCTAATTCGTAAAAAAGATTTCCGCTGCTGTTTTGAACAAATTGACCAAAGTAGGATAGTGGCAAATAGTCTTCCCAGTATCCAGATACCCCAATATCTAAAAAGTACGTGTCGTATGCTTCTGTTGGCAAAAGTGTATAGCTTGCAATATATGAAGAAAGATTTGTAGCCGATGTAACATTAGAAATAACAAATCCACTAGTAAAGCTACTGCTAGTCTCATCTAAATTTAAGTCTGTGCAAAAACCAAAAGAATAAAGATTTCCTTCAAATGTATTACTTGAGGTCGTTGCGTCTCCAGAAACATAAAGTTCAAGTCCATTTCTATTTCCAAAGAAAGAAGCAACATTTCCACCAAACCTAGAAACTAGATCTGGAATGTTTAGTCCAGCAGCAAATTTTTGATCTACTTCAATTCCAGTGTAGGTGTAAAGAGAAGTGCTTGCTCCATTATAATATAAACTGTATGCTATTGTATTATTGACCTGTGCTGCCTTAAAATAATTACCATTTGTTTTATTATAAATTTTGAACAGGGTGTCTGTTACATCTGAGACATCTCCTGTATCAAATACTCCGTATATTGCTTTTACCTCCTCGTTTAAAACATTAAAATTAGTAAAATTAAAATATGCATGTACGTTGTTAAAGCTGCTAGTAGGTCTAAAAGTTATAAACTTATCTGATCCAGACTGAATTCCTTGATTGTCATCATAAAGATCTTGTAGCGTTTCATCTCCTATAAATACCGTCGGTAATTGATAGTTAGGTGTTCCTATGTAGGTACCAGTTGTTATTAAATTATCAAAAGATCCTTGATTCCAATTAGCAAAGTCTGGATAGGTGTAGTTTGCTGTATAGTCTGCAAAAGAATAATCTATGAATGCCGAAGATCCTCCATATGCAGAATCAATTCCCTCTGGAGACAAAACTGCTTGACCATAAACCCATCTACGCTTTGCCACGGGAACTGCAACCTGATAAGAATAAATAGCAACACAGTCTATTTCAATTGGAGTTACATCAGAGTAAGAATAGAATCCGAGCCAGTCTTGCTCTTTATCTGAATTATCTAATATTTCTGGTAACGTTAAGTCGTCTGTAATAATACTTAGGCTAATTACCTCTTCGCCATTTAACAATACCGTTGCTATATTCTTAGAAAGACGAATTTGAAATAGCATTGGCCTATACCATTCTCCAACGAAATGAGAGGCAAACTTGTTTCCAATAACTAGCGTAACGAAGCCAGCCTCAACATATAGACCATCAGAAGACGCAATAGGACCAAAAATTCTTTTAGGTGTTGTTGTGTTTGAGTTTATCTTTGCCCAAAACTCTACAGTGTATTCTTTATATCTTCCCGCCTCATTTAAAAACCCTTTTCCTGGAACAATTAATGATGGCTCATCGGAAGCATTTGGCGTTAATATTGTAACTCCAGATGCACCATAAACCATGGGTATGCTAGAGTTTCTTGCAACGAGAGCATTATCATTTACCAAGTAGTATCCATGATCTCCACCAAGTCCATATGCCTCTGCCTCAATTCCATCTTCTGTTGCTATCGCAATATTGGCAGAAGTTATAGATTCTGTTTCAATGCCTAAAGACGTTGCATTGTGATTTTCAGACCACTGACCAACAGATACTCCGTTAAAGAATATAAATGAATTTGAGGTGGAGGCAGCACTTGAAAAGTTAGCCCTCACAACTGCTCGCATTGTCGTATTTTCTAAAGGAATTTCAAAGGTTCCAGAAACAAATCCCCAAGATTGATTTAGATCAGTTTCAAACGTGCTTACTCTTGTAACAGCTTCTGCAGTTGTTGTATCTGTAAATTCGTATCCAATTGATACCGACTCTAATCTTCCCGTCTGATCAAAGAAATATCCTCCAACTGAAAATGTTCCAAGGTCTGAATTTAAATTAGAGAAATTTACAAGATCATCGCTAACACAGGTAATCTGAAAGCTGGTATTTGCTGGCAAGATTACGTTTAGCCTGTTTACCGAACTGTCTATAAAAGGCTCTGTTAATGATGCGCTAGTAGAAGCAACAGCCGTCACATTTGTTCTTGTCCAACTAGTAAATGCTCTTTGCTCTTCTGTTATTAGGCTGATATAGTCAGCAGGATCATCAAGTGCCCACAAGACAGTGGGATGCTCTGCGTAGACCTTTTCTGCATATAAATTTGACGGGTTGGACATTTTACTCCTTGCCCTTAATTATAGCATTTAGGCTATTTTAATCTCACAAACATCAGTAGTGCAGAACTTTTCTCCTACCGCCTCAAGATTATCGACTCCATCATAAATTGCAGACCAGTCTATTTTTTTAATCTTGCCGATATAAGAATCGTATTCTTCTTTTGTTATCTCAGTATAGGGTTGTTGTGGATATGTGGTATTTCCCATAGGCAAGAAGGATACCGCCTTCAGCTGTCCCTCATACATATGAAGTGCTGGAGCGATGTGTTTGGTTTCTGTTTCTTTATCAAATGACAGGGTTACCGACACTCCATTGTCAGACCAATATTTCTGTGTTGTGGCAGCAAGACCAATTTTTTCAAATAGCGTTACATCCTTCTCAGAACGAAGATGTCCAGAATGAACTGGGAAGTATACAACTGTAGTATTAGCTGATACTAGATCGGCTTCCATTTTATATCCCGCTGCCTTAAACAAATGAACCATAGAATCTGTATTAGCAAACCTTATAGAACGAAGAAAATAATTTCCGCCTGGACCCCAATGAACGCCTGGAGTTGCACCAGATAACAAAGATACAGATCCTGAAGGTTTTACAGTTGTCACACGAATAGACTCACGAACACAAAGCCATTCTGAATATGCATGATCATATTTACGAATTGTCTTGTATCCTTCATCCATCCAGTCACGAACAATGGGTAGTCCATGTTCGTCAGAGAACGATGCAATTCCAGTTAAGGATGTTCCAATGCGACGATTGCGTTGCATAATTCCGTTTGTAACCTGCCAATGTGTTGGAACAAGTGTCACAGTTTTTCCATACAGATATGCAAACTTAAGTGTACGTAAAAAATCTTCTTTGTCTGTATGTCTATTTAAATGAACTTCTACTAAGGTGCAAAGCTCTTGACTTTCAAGTGGCTGTTCTGCACAAGGATTGAATCCCATAACACGATAATCTTTGCCATCTTCAGGATCTGCAAGACGGCCAAAGTTACGAGCAATATCTAACCAAATAAATCCTGGCTCGCCATTGTTGGCAATTAGGTCTACATAGTCTTCATACTTTGTTCCCACCTCTGCTGCAATAGAATTATTGCTCATCCATGCCCAGCCTGGATTTTCAGGATCAAATGAATTACGCTCTGGGAACATTTCAGAATTTTTTAAATTCATAAAATTTGTATCTGTTGAACCGCCAAGAGCGAGTGTTGCAGAACGACGAACGTTACCAGCAACAACACAAGTGCCAATTAGGTTGACAACATCTACTATGGCACGAGAGTCTAATTTTTCACCAGTCCTACCACCAATAACTTTTCGGATTGAATCATGTAATTTTATAAGTGGCGCAGGGCCAGAAGCGGTACCGCCAAAACCTTTAATAGGAGCACCTAGGGGCCTGATCTTAGAATAGTCAAATACAATCTTGGCCTGGTTTGATTTTAGATATGAATTAAGAATAAGCCTTGTAGACTCTACCCATCCCTCACGAGTATCTGGAATCTCATATGTTATTTCCTCAGCAGTATTAGAATAAATCTCAAACCCTTTATCCTGACCCAAGGTATCAAACCCTACACCTACACCTAACATTAAGGCATCCATTACCCAACCAAATAATGCACCTGGATCATTGCGATCAATGTCTCTTGTTGATACCATCGCACAATTCTGCAAGGCAGCAGAGTTCTTTCGCTCCATAGTCATAGGAGTACCAAATGCCCATAGGCCACGGCCAGGAGGGGTCCATTTAAGGGTATACATGCGCTCATAGGCCTCTTGAGCAGACTTCTGTGCCTTATTGTCATTCCAAGGCAAACGGTTCTCTTTAGCGTGATTCTTCTGTACTGAGTACATTCCTTCAATTACCCGCTTACAGACTTCATACCATCGCTCTTTACGACCATCTCCTTTGACTCTGGAATAGGTGCGAATAAATGTGATTTCTCCCAATGAGTTATTTCCTGCATCGGCAAACCCAAAAGGAGGCTCAGTTTCTTTATATTTATTTACAAATTCATCCAATAGACGAAAAGAAAATACATCTGACATTTGATTTTTACGACCTTTCCACAAAAATATTATGAGAACTTTACAAAACGCAAAGTAGTCTCTAGTATAGCACAAAATTTAGATAAAGAAAAGTTATAATTTACAGTGTTTTTACAAACAATAAGCATCAAGTAAAGGTTGAGTGCTTTGAGTTTTATATAGTACTATGATGTTGGAACGGTGACTGCTCCACCAAGTTTAACTTGCCCCCATGTTAAGGCAGGAAAGTTTCCAGCAGTAACTACTGTACCAGAAACGTTAGGCAGAGTAATTGTTCGGTCTGCAGTAGGGTCTGTTATTGTTAATGTTGTTTCATGATCGTTGGCAGTACCTTCAAAAATAAACGAGTTAATGACCAGGATAGAAGTGGAGGCCGTTGTTGTTTCTCCAGTAACAGTTAGGTTTCCAGTGATTGTTACGTTTCCGCTACCGTCAGCCAAAATAATAGTACCAGTAGAATCTGGAATTGTAATAGTACGGTCAGCAGTTGGGTTTGTTACTTGTAGAGTTGTTTCGTGAGCATCTGCTATCGATCCTTCAAATACCACGGCGGTAGTAGTCAAAACATTTGAGCTACCATCAAGTTCTGCTACTCCATTGG